TACAGATAGTTCCTGGGCTACTTCGCCGCCCGCAATAGTGTTAGTAATCGTTATGGTGTCGCCAATGTCGACTAACGCCAAGGTTTCGCGTTGCGGTGTTGTAAGCATTAAATATGCTGTTTGGACGGCGTTAAAAGTTGCGACTGGTTCCCCGACTATTAGGTATTCTGCCAAGGTTAAAGCGCTGGCGTCGTTATGTAAAAGGCTGTTAGTAATGCTTGTGTTTTGGATTAGGTACTTTGCCTGGCTTGCTGCGTCGTCGGCTACTTGTGGGCTTGTAGCGCCTAGATGTTGAATACTTGCCCTGTTTACGATCACGTCAGCGTTAAAAATAATGCCTAAAGAGTTGTACGGTATGTTTGTTCCGTCGTCGTGAAAGTCTGCAACGCTACCCGAAAGGGTGTTACCTACCCTAGGTTGGCTGGTTATGTCGCCTGTTCGGGACATAAAAATACGTCCTTGCTCGGCGGCCTGAATTTGGTCTATGTACGCTTTAACGTTTGTACCTTCGGCCACGGTGTAAGCAGCCGCGCCGCCCAATGTTTGGGTGCCTGTTGAAATGTTGCGCGTCAACGCTGGATAGGCAACTTCGGGCAAATCTAAAACGGCAGATAGGCGGGCGCTCGATAGTTCCTCGCTTACGTTGTATTCGGCTAACGCGGTTTGTGCTAGTAAATAAAAATCGTCCGCGCAATATACCGTTACGGTGTTTTGTCCGCCTAGTTCGTAGTTGTAGTCGTAGTTTACTATTTGACCTACAAACAAAGTAATAAAGGTTCCTACGCCGTTGTATCTGCCAAAAGAAACTCGGCGTAAAGGTGCCAAAGTAAACTGCCCTGCAGGGTCTACATACGGGCTAGATGTATACAACGGGTTTAGAATTCCGCCTGCTAGATCGTCGTTTAAATTAAATGACATTGTTCCAGCGCTAAATTGGTCGCCTACGTCACGGCGTCCGCGTCTAACGTTTACATTTGTTGAATATTCCAACATTGGCGCAAACTCTGTCGTACCGTCCAAAACGTACTGGGTGCCGTCTAAGACGCCCCGCGTTGCGTCGTCAAGCGTGAACGCGTCAAGCATAAAGCCCGTGTCTATAAACAGTTCGTAGTTACCGCTTTCAATTACAGATGTAGCCATTATGCGATCGTTATATTTGCAGGGCCTGCAGCCCTGTTAAATGCCCTAATTGCGTTAATGACGCTTTCGCCTTGTTGAGCGGAACTATCGAGGCCGCCGTTTACCGTTACGTTGTAAGTGTCGCCTACAGATTGGCGCGAAATATCTTGCGTAATTGGTGCCGCTACAGGGGTACTAAGTCCGCCAGTGACGCGTGTAACTACTTCGTTTACCCTTACGGTAATGTCAACAGTTCGCGCCAACTTGTTTGCTAACGCGTCCATTTGTTTCATCATTTTTGGGGTCAATTTATTTATTTCGGCTTGTAAACCGTCTACCGTTTTTTGCGCTTGATCTACGCCTACTTGGTACCAGGCCGTCGCTGCGTTTATGCCTACCTTTTGGGCGGCCATGTTGGCGCTATCGACCAAGGCGTTAGTTTCAAATATTGCTGTTTCGCCGCCTTTTACTAATTCTTTTGCTATGGCGGCGCCTGCTTCGCTACCTGCGGCTAATACGGCTGCTAGCGCGTCTTGCGATAATCCTAGGTTTAAGGCTTTTTGTATGTCGTTTGAATAATCTTTAATTCCGTTTACTTGATCGCGTAACCCTGACAAAAATCCTTTACCTGTGTCGGTGCCAGCCGTTTTGGCGTCTTTAAAACTAAAGGCGTCTAGCAATCCTTGGGCCACGGTATCGGCGTAATCTGTTAACGCTTTTTTGGCGTCGTCTAACGCGCTGTTGGCGTCCTTCAATGCTTCTTGTAGTCCTTCTTTTAATGACTTTGCGTAGTCGTAGTTTGCTTTAGTTGCCGCGCCTGTGTTTTTGTCTAAATCGTTAAATGCTTTTATGCGTTCTTTAAGTTGATCGGCAGTTAGTTCGGGCCCGATAAAACCTTTAGGCCCAATGAGCGCGCCACTAGCGCCAATAGTGCCCGCCGTAATAAGTGTTTGCTGGTTAAGTAGATCGCTTTCTTTACGCGCTGCGTTCATCTTTTTTGTGTATGCCGCGAACGCTGCTACGCCTGCAACTACGGCAATAATGCCAATGCCTGTAGAAATCTGTACCGCCGTAAATGATGTAGCCAGGGCGTAGTTAACGGCTGTTGTAATAATGCTTGCCGCTTTCCATAACATCATGGCGGCTTTAGCCAAAACGATTGCACCAGCAACTGTGCCAATAGCCGCAACGAACGCTATGAACGCGTCTGTATTATTGCCAATGGTTGTAGCAAAATTAACTAGAACGGGTAGCACCGCTTCCAGTATCGGTAAAAACGCTTGCCCTATTGCTACTTTAGCGTTGTCAACTTGCGCCGATAATATGCGCTGCTGGTTAGCGGCCCCAGTCGACGTGCGCGCAAAATCGCCTTGCGCGTCGCTGGTCTGTTCTAAAATAAGTTTTTGCGTAGCCAATACTTTTGCTTGCGCGCTTAATGCGCCAGTGCCGTCGTAAAGGCCCATTTTCATAGCCTGCGCTTTTACGGCTGCGTCGTTCAGTAATACGCCGAATTTGCGTATAGGTTCCGCTTCGCCACGTAATGCAGCGCCTAACGCTAGGGCTACGTCTGCGGGGTTGGCATTGTGGAAACTTGCCAAGTCGCCCGATAGTTTGACCATTTCTATAGAAAAGTTTGATAAGTCCGTACCTGCTAAACCTGCAGATTTACCGAACGTTCCCATAGTGGCGGCGGCGTCAAGCGCTGCCTGGCGTGATAAACCTAAACTGGCGGCTGCCGTGTCGGCAAACTTTTTAATTTCAGTGGACGCTGTACCAAAAATAATGCCCGATTTACTAACCGTTTCATTAAAGTCGCTTGCCGCTTGGGCGGCTTTATAGCCGCCAGTGACAATGGCACCGAACGCAATAGCGGCAGGTAAAGCCATTTTGTTTATAGCGAACGCCGCTTTATCTGACGCTTTAGTTAAATTTTGAAATTCTTTTATCGCCGCTTCAGCGCCCTTGCCGTTAAACGAGGTAACGATCGGAACGTTAATTGCCATAAGTAACCTCTAATTTACGGTTAGTCATAGCCATTACTACGGCCACAATATCGACTACTACGGCTTCAACCGCAGGGCGCGCCATGTCTACGGCAGGTTCGCTAGCACGTGGATTAAATGAACCGCCTACCTCTAGGTTGCGTACAAATGCGCCACGGGTTTTAGCGCCTGCATGATCCCAAATGGCGCCTGCAGCGTCTTTTTGTCTTAGGTTAAGCAACTGATACGGCTGCGCTTTAAAATCAACTACTTCGCCCGATTTAAACTTTACGCTGCGCGCTGCCTGGCCAGTTCGGTTTGTCATAATTTTGAAACCTGCGGCGGCCATATCGCTCGACCATTTCGTACCCTCGCGGCCTTTAATTAGATTGCCTCGCCCCATACCACTTAACGGCGGTTTGCTTGGAATTAAAGAACGTGCAGCAACTAAAACTGGGTCGCCCGCTTTTTTAACTTGCTTTAGCATTTCTTTTCTGTATTCGGGGTCAATTTCTTTTAGGGTTGCTATCGCCTGTTTAACGCCGTAAATATCCATTGTCGTTGAAATGGCCATAGCGGTTACTTTCGTTGTTTGTTGTTGTCTGATAATACAGTAACAACAGTGGCTAAGTCGTCTATATCAAAAGGTATGGACGGGGGCCACCACGAAATGGCTACCAGTAGTTCACATAACTGGCGAGCGTGGGTGCCCCTTAAATGGGGTTTGCGGCCTCGGTATCGACTACTTCAATATTTGTAAGTCCTTTAACGAACGTATCAAATTCGCTAGGAACAACAATTTTATTTATTTTAGACGCTTCATACGCCATAAATGCTAAATCCTCTACGCCGATACCTAAAGCCATGTCGGACGCTTTACGTTTAAATTTCCGTTCCCACAAAATAATAACGTATAGGTTTGTTACCACTTCATAAGCGGTGTCGGCTGTTTCTACTTTTAGCGTAAGTTTCATTACATGCCTTTTGTGTCGGGCCTTTTCAGGCGTTTAATTAAACTTCTAAAACGCTGTAAACCCCGCCCGTAAAAACAATACTGACCTGGCCGAGGGTGCCCAGGGCCATTTCGTACGGCAAGGCCTCTAGGTACGCCCCAGTTAGGGTCATAGTTGGATTGGTAGCGGTGCCTGGGCTTGTTGCGCTGCTTGACCACGAAACTGTTGTAGAGGTGCCCACCAAATTTTTTAAAGTGGCATAAGTTTCACTAGCGGCAAATGAAAGGTATAGATCGCATTGGAGGGTTGAATTTTCCAAACCTGCCACGTAAACGCGGGAACCTGAACCGAACGCCGTTGACTCAAGAGCCTCGATAGTGCGCGTAAAAGTTAGGCCGTGGCACTGATCTTGCATGGAAATTGAGTTGATCGTTAAATTAGGGCTTGCGAGGTAAGTTGATGTCGCCATTGGGTTTACTCCTTGTTTGTGTCTGTCTTAGTTTTAGCACCTTTTGGCGCCGTAGTGGGGGATTGAATAATGAAACCGCCTGCTAGTAGCGCGTCGACGTTTACGCCGTCTACGGGTTTGTATTCGTCGCCTGGTGTACCGATACGGGGGCTTACTATT